CCCTGCACGACTGGCAACAAATTGAAGCGCAAATCAAGCGTTCAATGTGGGCATTGTATAATTTGCAGCACAAGCGGCAGCTTGAACGAATGTATAAAAACTTATTACAAAGTATTACAAAACTCAGCAAGTTGGACGTTGATAGGCGCCGTTTTGGGCGTAGTACTAAGTATGACGAACAGTTGCTAAAAGTGCAACAAGAGTTGCAAGAATTGCAATCTTGGCTCATGTTTGCAACATTACTTGACGAAAAACCCCAAGAATAGTATAATAGCATTTTGCACAGTACAAGGAGCTATCCAAATGGCTACAGCACAAAGCGTTAAAGCACCCAAAAAAGCACCCAAAAAAACTCGCGACCCGTTGTTCTCTGATGAAAAGTACACAGGCGGCGAACCTGTATGGGATACTGAACGTGCTCTAAAAATGACGCAAGCAGAATTCGACCACTTCCTGCGTAAAAGTTTTTTCTATTACAATTATTTTTATACCCAAAAAGATCTCAAAAAGCATGCAGTAAGTTGGATGCAAGAACAAAAATACAGCAAGGCAGATGTTAGTGCCTTCATTCGCAGTCCTGACCGTGCGATGCCAATGACAGCATACGGTCTTCTTATGTCGCACAAGCAGGGCATGCCGTTCCGCGAAAAAGAATTAAATTATTTCAAACAACAAATACACAATGCAATTAACTCGGCAGATTCTGAACCGGCAGATACTGCAACTGGTGCAAAATCTCCAGAGCCAGCACCAGCAATCAAGGTACCAACAATTCAAGACCGCTTGAACGAGAAGACCAGCGAGCATCTAGCACACTTCGAAGGCTTGTATGACGAAGTCGTTTTGGGCGGCACAGTGGATCCCAAAGCATACGACTACTTGGTGTCTAATACAGTGCCACAAAGTCAGATTAAAAAGTTCGAAGACTTGTTTATGCGCCGTAAAACAGAGCTAGGCGAAGCGTTGGGTAAGCTTGACGAACAAGTGATTGAAGCATATAAACATTACAAAGCAGCAGACTTCAAGCGACACCACGCCTTTATCCAAAGTATTTTGGATGCGCTTGACCAGTATCGTAATGTCAAAAAAGCAACTAAAAAGGCTCGTGTTAAAAAGAGCCCAAGTAAAGAAAAGCTCGTGGCCAAACTCAAGTACATGCGGGAAGAAAAGACGCTGAAGTTGGTGTCAATCAATCCTGTGGACATTATTGGCGCACAAGAGCTGTGGGCTTACAATACCAAAACTCGTAAACTGTACAAGTACATTGCCGACAGTTTACATGGTCCATTGGGCGTTAAAGGTACCAGTTTGACTGGGTTTGATGAAACAAAGAGCGTGGGCAAGACTTTGCGTAAGCCCGAAGAAAAGCTCAAGGAGTTTGCTAAGGCTAGCAAGGTACAGCTACGCAAGTTCCTAGACGAAATCAAAGCAACAGAAACTATCGGGAACGGGCGTATCAATGCAGATATGATCCTACTTCGAATCAACTAAGTCCTGGGTGTCCTGGTAAATACATTACTAGGACACCTAAATGGCTACAGCAGATACAACTAATTTTTACGCTAACGGCGTAATGGTCACAGACAGTCTTTACAATCCAGGTACTGGCACAGGTACCGGGCATATTGCTTACGATCCCAATGAAAATTTGGGTTCAATTACAGCACCAGAGCTAGACACTGTAAACAACAAGCGCACTGAAATCACTGATTATATCCGCTTGCGTCTAGCAGACGGGATTGTTGATGTTGAGTTAGACAAAGAACACTACGAGCTGGCTATCAAACAAGCTCTAATCAAATACCGTCAACGAGCTTCAAACAGTCAAGAAGAATCCTACGCTTTCTTAAAGCTCAAACCAGAAACACAAGAATATATACTGCCCAACGAAGTGATGGAAGTTAGGGCAGCATACCGCCGCGGTATTGGCAGCGTGACCGGTACAACAGCAAGCCAATTTGAGCCATTCAGCTCGGGCTATTTGAATACATACATGTTGGTAGCAGGTCGTGTTGGCGGGCTACTGAGCTACGAACTTTTTGTTGATTATCAAAAAATGTCAATGAAAATGTTTGGCGGTTATTTAAATTTTTATTTTAATAAGACATCAAAAAAACTAACGTTGATACGTAAAATTCCCTATGCCGGTGCGAATCAACAAGAAGAACAAATGGAAGATGTATTACTGCACTTGTACAACTACAAGCCAGACTCGATGCTACTAAACGACTTCCAAGCATTTCCGTGGATCCAAGAGTATGCTTACAGCTTTGCCAAACGTATTTTAGGCGAAGCAAGAGAAAAGTTTGCAAGTATTGCTGGCCCTCAAGGCGGTACACAGTTAAACGGTGCCAGCTTGAAAGCAGAAGCACAAACAGAGATGGATGCTCTTGAGCAACAATTAAAAGATTATGTAGATGGCAGTATGCCGTTAACTTGGGTAATTGGATAATGAAAATTAAAGAAATAGTGCTAGAACAAGCCGGGGTATTAAAGGATAGGCAGCGACTGGCCCAACGCGGCATGAACAAATTTTCTGATGCTAAAAAATGGAATGGCGATTATACTCTTTATCGTTTAGGACTAGCAGTAGCTAGCACAGATGGCAAAACCATGCCCGATGTAGACGACGAGTCGTGGGTAGGTAAATGGAAACTGGCAGCACCTTACACTCAACTTGAACAAGACATGTTAAATTTAGCGTATAAAGCAGTTGATGCCAACGTAGAAGATATCAATAAAGGTGATCTACGCAGTCAAGAAGGCCCAACAGTTAACCGAGCAAGCCCCGTAGCATCTAAGAAAAAGAACAAATATGGTGTTTGACTTTTGACAACAAATAAACTAAAATGCTCCTATAAGGGGCATTTTTTATGATCATAGGAATTACAGGATTCATTGGTTCAGGTAAAGATACTGCGGCCAACTACTTGGTAGCCAAACACGGGTTTGTTAGAGACAGCTTTGCTGGCACACTCAAAGATGCAGTAGCAAAGGTATTTGGGTGGGACAGAGAACTACTAGAAGGACTCACTCCTGAAGCCCGTGAATGGCGCGAACAAGTGGATCCGTGGTGGTCTAAAAGATTGGATATGCCCCGACTCACTCCCCGATACATGCTGCAACTTTGGGGAACTGAAGTGTGCCGTCGAGGCTTTCATAACGACATCTGGATTGCTAGTCTAGAAAACCGACTGCGTAAAACTACTGAAAACATCGTGATCAGTGACGTCAGATTCCCTAACGAGTTAACAGCTATACGTAAAGCTGGTGGCATTTGTGTATGGGTAAAACGTGGCGAATTGCCTGAGTGGTACGATTGTGCTTTAACAGAAAATACCACCCACGAAGATGAGCAATGGCTACTGGAAGATGCAGAGCAATTGATGCCCCAGCGGTATCCTAACGTACATCACAGCGAATGGGCCTGGATAGGACAAACGTTCAACTACGAGCTTGATAATAACGGTACAGTTGAAGAACTATACGCTCAAGTTAATAATCTGCTACTAACGGACTCTCGCGCCAGGTCGTCTTAGTATTGTGTATCTCAATCCTACAGTTTGCACACACTGATTTAAGATTGCTCCAATCGTTGTTCTTTAAATTACCATCAATGTGGAACACGAATATTTGATTGATTGATTTGGCTTTAAAGCCACATTTATCACACACAGTTTTCTTCTTGTAGCCTGCTTTAATCCACCCGGGTAAAGCACGAGTGCGTTTTCCTTTGCGAGCACAACTGGAACACAGTTTCCTATAACGTACTTTTCCCTCAGAATGGTAATTGATTGCAACAGGATTGCCATGACATATGGTACATAAAGGTCTATTCATACAGATATTTATAGGTAAACCTTTCGAAAGGCACCTCTAACCACCAAAAATAGATATCCTTTTATAAATACTACAAAATGTTTGTTAAAGGATAAAAACATGGCACTAGTATCTCCAGGTTTAGAAATTAGCGTAACCGACGAAAGTCAATACGTACCAGGCGCAGTTGGCACTGTTCCATTAATTGTAATGGCCACTGCACAAAATAAAACAAATCCATCAGGTGCCCTAGCGTCTGATACTACCGCTGCTAGAGCAGGTAGACTATTGGCATTTAGTAGCCAGCGCGAACTTATTAGCGCAATGGGATATCCTAGCTTCAAGCAAAGCGCAGCAGGCACTCCTTTGCATGGAGATGAGCGAAACGAATATGGCTTAATGGCAGCTTATAGCGCACTAGGCAACGTGAACAGAATTTATGCTATCCGTGCAGACGTAGATCTTAATGCACTAGAAGGTACTAGTGTACGTCCAACAGGTGCTGTTGAAAACGGAACTCATTGGATGGATCTAGCAGAGTCAACTTGGGGCATCAATGAATGGGACGCAGTAAACAATGTGTTCAGTTTAAAGACTCCATTACTAATCACCGACAATGCAACTGACGCTACTTTATCCGGTGGTATTTACGTTCCAAAAACCAGCATTGGTCAAATTGGTCAGTACGCTGTAGCATGGACAGGCACAAATGCTAACCTATTCTACAAAGCAGGTAATAATTTACGTACAGACAATGCAAACTACAACACTTGGGTAAGATTGGGAACCACTGCATGGCAAACTGCTTGGCCAGCAATCAAAGGTACAGCATCTAATCCATTAGCTCCTGTAAACGGAACTTCTTATACAATTACTATCAACACTGAAACTGTTGATTTACAGAACACTTCGGTCACAAGAAGTCTAGATTACATTGTTAATGCAATTAATACAGCAGCAATTACTGGTGTCACAGCAGCCAATGTAAACGGAAAAATATATCTATATGCAAGCAACTTGGCACAAAGCAACGGTTCAACTGCTGATGGTAAAATTGCTATTTCGTCTAACTTGTCAGGTGCTCCATTAACACTGTTAGGAATTACAGCTGGTACATATGCTAATCCTATTTTAACATACGGTGATTTTGCAGCCATGCCAAGCTGGAGAAGCACAGACACAGTTCCTCGTCCAAGCGGTAGCGTGTTTGCAAAAGTTGGCGCAACTGGTAGCGGTGCAGATATTGTTGTCAAACGATACAGTTCCAGCACCGATACCTGGGCAACTTTGGCAGCACCATTCTACAATCGTGCAGAAGATGCAATTTATGGATTAGATTCTAGTGGCGGCGGAAATGGTATCGCAGCAGGCACCTTATGGGTAGCATACGATCCATTACGTACTGATACAGGTGGATACAAAGTATTCCGTAGACGCACCAGCGGGCAAACTGTAATTGGTGGTACCGCTGTTGGCGCAAACCCATTTACAGCAAGTGACGAATTGGTAATTGGTGTCACTGAAATTGGATCAGCTAATATCATTGAATATACTGTAGTTCTAACTGGTACATCACGTGCATCGTTTGTTAGTGATGTGTTGGCTTTAAATATTCCTGAACTTAATATCTCTGTTAGTACCAGCGGTGTAATCACATTTACACACATTTACGGTGGTGACATTTATTTGACAGACAGTGTGGGTACACCAACTTCGGATGCAGGATTTAGTGCAACCACAGTAGACGGCAGTACTGGTATTTTACAATACGGCAGCACATTGGCATTGACCAACTGGGAAATTCCAAACACTTCGTCGTTTGTATTGACTTACAGCACCACTGAGCCATACCAAGCACCTGCAGAAGGTACTTTATGGTACTACAGTGATCCAGCATCAGTTGACATCATGATCAACGAAATTGGTGGATGGAGAGCATATCATAGTTCATACTATGATGGTAGCACCACTGATGCACGAGGATATGATTTGTCAGCTACAGACACAAACGGTGTTATTATTAGCGCAAGCGAGCCAACAAAACAAAGCGACGGCGTGACTTCTTTAGTTCCAGGTGATCTATGGCTAGATACCGGCGACTTGGAAAACTATCCTGCACTATACAGATACGACGACAACAATACATGGATCTTGATTGACAACACTGATCAAGTAAGCCAAAACGGTATTGTGTTTGCTGATGCACGTTGGGACACTGACGGCACCACTGACATTATTACAGGTTCATTGCCTGCAATTACTGATCTACTAGAAAGTGATTATCTAGATCAGGATGCACCAGACTACAGACTATATCCACGTGGTATGTTGTTATTCAACACCCGTCGTAGCGGTTATAATGTAAAACAATTTGTTAGCAACAAGTTCAATGCAAACGCTTATCCTGATCTACCAGCTGTTCCAGGTGCAGGCAGTTCTTTACCGGCTGTCAAAGATACATGGCAAACAGCTAGCGGATTGAAGGATAACGGCAGTCCTTATATGGGTCGCCAAGCACAGCGTCGCATGGTCACAGCGGCTATGCAAGCAGCAATTATTGCAAACACAGAAGTAAGAGAAGAACAGTATGCATTTAATATTATTTGTGCTCCAGGTTATCCAGAACTAATTGATGAAATGGTAGCATTAAACAATGATCGTGCAAACACTGCATTTATCATTGGCGACACTCCAATGAGACTGGCACCTAATGCAATTGACATTGCAAACTGGAGCAATAATACCAACGGAGACGGTCTAGCAACTGCTGATCCTTACTTGGGCGTTTACTATCCTTGCGGTAGAAGCAGCGACTTACAAGGCAATGACATTGTTGTTCCTGCAAGTCATATGGCATTACGCACAATGATTTTTAACGATAACGTTGCATATCAATGGTTTGCACCAGCTGGTACACGTCGTGGACTAGTTGACAATGCAAGCAGCATTGGTTATATCAATGCTACCACAGGCGAATTTGAATTCAACAGTATTCGTACTGGTTTACGTGACACATTATACGAAAACAAGATCAATCCAATCACTAACTTACCAGGTGTTGGCCTAGTTGTTTGGGGTCAAAAGACTCGCAACCCAACTGCAAGCAGTCTTGATCGTATCAATGTTGCACGTCTAGTTAACTACATCCGTACAATACTGGCCAATGTTGGCAACGGATTCTTGTTTGAACCTAATGATAAAATTACTCGCGACCAGATCAAGAATATTATCTCAGGTGCAATTAATGATCTTGTAGCTAAACGCGGTATTTACGATTATCTAGTTGTTTGTGATGACACCAACAACACACCTACACGTATTGCTCGTAATGAATTGTATGTAGACATTGCGATCGAACCAATGAAGGATGTTGAGTTTATCTTTATTCCAATTAGATTAAAGAATCCAGGTGACATAGCAGCAGGCGTATAATATGGGTAGGGGGTAATTTTTACCCCCGAAAAATTTTGGAAAAAAATTGATAAATACCTATAACAGGAGAATATAAATGGCAATAGCCTCATTAAACAGATTTACAGTACCTTTAGCAACTAATCAGAGTGCTAGCACACAAGGTCTGCTAATGCCTAAGTTAAAATATCGCTTCCGTGCGGTATTTGAAAATTTTGGTGTAAGTAGCGACAGAGTAGAATTAACCAAACAAGTTAATAGCATTAGCCGTCCTAATGTAAACTTCAATCCTTTTGTTATTGAGGCTTATAACAGCAAGGTTAACTTAGTTGGTAAACCAAGTTGGGAACCAGTGACAGTTGTATTACGAGATGATGCAGGCGGCAACGTGTCTAAGTTAGTTGGTGAACAGATTCAGAAGCAGTTTGATTTTATGGAACAAGCATCGGCCAGCTCTGGTATTGATTATAAATTTGTTCTAAAATTTGAAATGTTAGATGGCGGCAACGGAGCTAATCAACCTAACGTATTAGAAACATGGGAGCTGTATGGCGCATTTGTTAACCAAGTAAACTACGGTGAAATGTCATATTCAGAAAATAGTCCTGCA